TATGCCAGCAGTAATGTAATCAAAAAGATTAATGAAAGTACTGTTACTGGGTGATAGTTGTGAGGATGAATACATCTATGGTAGATGTACTCGGATAAGTCCAGAAGCACCTGTTCCTGTTTTGGATTATGCTAAGATAAAAACTAAATCTGGTATGGCAGGTAACGTTTGTTTAAACTTACAATCATTTGGTCTTGATATTACATTCTTAACTAATAATGAACAGTTAGTTAAGACAAGATTTATTGATGAGAAATCTAATCAACAGATACTTAGGGTTGATAATGAGGAAAAGATAAAACCTCTTATGATACCTGTAGCAACAGATAGTTTTGATGCTATTGTTATATCTGATTATGACAAAGGGTATCTTACAACTAAGAAAATATTTGAAATTGTAGATAGTGCAACTTGTCCTGTGTTTATTGATAGTAAGAAATCTATACTTCCTAACAAAGATAATTGCTTTATTAAAATAAATGATGTAGAATATGAAAAGTTAGATGACTATAATATAGACAATCTAATAGTAACCAAAGGATCTGAAGGTTGTATTTACAATAATACATTATATCCAGCAGAAAAGGTTAATGTATATGATGTAGTTGGTGCTGGAGATACTTTCTTAGCAGCACTTGTCTACGGGTATATAACTACTAACAACATAGATGAATCCCTTATGTTGGGTAACAGAGCAGCAGGAATTGCTGTTCAACAACCAGGCACTTACATTTTAACGGAGGAAGATGTCCAAAAGATATTGCATTGATATAGATGGTACTATTTGCACACCAACTGTAGGTAGGGATTACCATAAAGCAGAACCTTGGCAAGATAGAATTGAAAAAATAAATAATTTATATGATGAAGGTCATTATATTATCTACTTTACTGCGAGAGCGATGGGTAGATTTTCAGATCAACCTCATTCTATTGCTTCTGTAAGAGCAGAAGGAGTTCTATTTGATCTTACAAAGGATCAATTGGATGAGTGGGGATGTAAGTACAATGAATTAATTATGGGTAAACCACATTCGGATTTATTCATAGATGATAAAGGAGTAAACTGTGATGACTTCTTCAGAGATTAAATTTGTACAAAAAGGTTGGGGTTACGAGAAGTGGATATGTAACACCTCAGAATATTGTGGTAAGCTTTTATTTTTTAATAAAGCTAAGAGATGTTCTTGGCATTATCATCTTTTGAAAGATGAAACTTTTTATTTACAATCAGGTAGAATACATTTATTTTATGGGTTTGATAATAATATAGGATTGTCACAAAGTAAAATTTTAGAACCTGGAGATAAATTTCATATTCCAAGAAAGATGAGGCATCAAATGTATGCTATGGAAGATTCTGAGTTATTTGAATTTTCTACACAACATTTTGATCAAGATTCTCATAGAATTTTTATAGGAGATTAAGATACTGTGCTATGTTTATAAATTGATAGTCCCATATTTTCTCTGCGATAGTTAGGTATTGATACTTTCCTTTTAGATGTTCTGGGAATGGAACATATTCTATTTTCCCATTATATTTTGCTGCTATTAATTCACCAACACTTTTAAAACTAACTGGACTACTGGTTCCAAGATCATATATCCCAGATGGTTTGTCATTATTAAGAACGATTTCTACTATATCCCCAACCCAAATAAAATCTCTTAGATACTTACCTGAACCTTCAAATAGTTTTAGTTTACCTGTTTCCTTTACTTGTTTGGTGAACTTATGTACTGGACTTGCTTGATCCCCTTTTTTATCTTCTCCTTCTCCATACACATTAAAGTATCTAAAACTTTGTATAGATGAGAACTTATCTAGGTTGTCTTGTATATAATAATCTATCTGTAGTTTGGTAATAGCATAGTAATTTAATGGAGATATTTTATTAGGAGTAGTTGCGAATAAACTCTTTCTAGTATTACCATACACTGATGCTGATGAGGCAAATTTAATATCTATTTGATGCTCTATTGCCCTCTCAAACAGTTCTATAGTGAACCAAACATTAGTTCTATGGAGTTTATCTATATCTGTTTCTGTCGTTGCTGAGATCGCTCCTTGGTGTAGTATAAGGGATACTTTATCCCAGTCCTTAAAGTATGCTATCCAATCCCAACAGTCATGCTCGTCAACCGTGACAATTTCTTCATCCGAATGCTCTATCAGATACTTAAGAAAGTTCTGACCTATAAATCCTTTTGACCCTGTTAGTATAATCATATAAATATTTAAAATTGTACTTGGTTGCTCTATAAATGGCCGATTTTGGTTTATTAAACGCTACTATACCATCTCCTGGTCCAGTTATCAACCTTTATACTGGACCTTCTAATAAGTTAACAGTAGGTAAGGTAACTATTGGTAGTAAGAATTATAATCCTTCAAGAATCCAACTTGGATATAGGTTTGGTAATGATGTAAGATACTTTGAGTATAATAGATATATTAAGTATGGGGAAGTAATTGAAACTGAGAATATTTATTTAGGTGAAGGTCAAGAATTAGTATGTAGATCTACTGAAAGTGATGTAAATTTCTTATTTTATGGTCAATCAGTTAATGATACTGTAAACCCTGTAAAATCTGGAGTTTTAAGTCATACAGTATCTACTGGAGCAACAAAGCAAGCATTGTTTACTGCACCTGCAGGATCTGAATCTAAGGTAACAGTATCTATTTGTAATTTAGGTCCTGATGTAGCAACTGTGAAGTTGGGTATTTCTGAAGGTGGAGTATCTAATTTTAATTCGGATGAGTATTTGGATTATGGTTTTCAAATTGGACCAGGTCAAACATATACTAGACCTGATGTAAAATTGGGTTCAGGGCAATCTATAATTGGATTTTCAAATCCTGGATCACAGATAACATTTCTTTGTCATGGTAGATTATATTATCCAGTAAGTGGATTACCTACTAGTGATGATTTTGTTGTTCTTGGTAATACTAGGATTGATGGTAGTCTTGGAATAGGAAGAACAGCAGGATCTTATAAGTTAGATATTTTAGGTGACATGTTACTTACTGGTAATACAGTAATTACTGGTGATGCAACTATTAAAAATGTTAGTTATAATGAGGATATTAGTAATGTTAGAAATATAAGCAGTACAGGAATATCTACCTTCCTTGGTGATGTTACTATAAAGGGTGATAATACTACAATAAAATCTCAAAGTATAATAGCAAAATCCAATGATATTATTTTAGGTTTTACTACAGTTGCTGATTTCACTGGATCTATAAGTGCTGGATCAAGTATTGTTACTAATTGTAATCCTACAGATAATTTAGCAAAAGGTATTGAGGTTTCTTTAAATTTAGCTCAAGGTAATTTAACTCTTGATTCTGGTAGTAAAATAGTATCTGTAGATGCAACCACAATTACTTTAAGTAATTCTATTGGTGGTAATGGATCAGATACTGCAGCAGAATTTGAGACAAGTTTACCTAATGATGATGTGGCAAATAATGGTGGTATAGTAATTAAAGGAACCACTGATAAATCTATTTTATGGCAAACAACTACTGATGATTTCAATTTTAGTCATGGAATTACATTACATACTGGACGTCTTCATTTAGTAGATCCAACTCAAAAGGTTAGAATAGGAACTACTGATGTTCTTACTGCGGATAAAGTTTTAGGGTTAGGAGTTACAACTCTTATTACAGCACTGAATGATGATGATCTTCATTTTGCTACAGCAGCAGCTATTACAAAGCGTGGAAGAAAAGTATCTTCAGAACAATATTTTATGTCTAGTTCTTGGTAATTAGTGTTATAATAGATACTAAATAATTTTTTATCAGATACCATAATGAACTTTGCTGTTTATACTAGAGATGGATGCCCATATTGTGAAAAAGTAAAAGAAGTTTTAGAGTTGACAGAAAGTAAATATGTAGTGTATAATTTAGGACAACACTTTGATCGTGATTCATTTTATGGTGAATTTGGTCAGGGATCTACGTTCCCCCAAGTAGTTGTTGATGGTAAAAAGTTAGGAGGATGTGTTGACACAGTCCAGTTCCTTAAAGAAAATCAGATTGTCAAACAATAAACTAAATAAATCAGATTATAATATTGATCGTGGTTTTGAGTTTATATTAACAGGAGGAAAACCAAAGAAAATCAAACCATCACATATTACTACACTAAAAATAGGAGAACGAGACATGTTAGCAACAAGTTTAGTATTTGGATCTTTTCTAACGATATTGTTCCTTATAGTTGGAGCCATTGGTGGTTGGGTTGCCAGAGAATACTTTATGAACTATCATGATATTAAGGTACATCCTGAAATGTTTGATGGTAATGGAAACCTAGTTCCAGATGAAATTGTAGCATTTAGATTTGAAAACAATTATGACAACGACGAAGAAGACGACGACTAGAAAGAAGTCGACAAAGGTTACTGCAACAAAACCTAGAACAGTTGCACAGAAGATCCCTGATTTACCTAAGAATCCTTTTTCATATGAGGTTCTTGATGCTGCTTCTAAGATGAGAAGTAAGGCAAATAAGGTTCAAGTACTTCAGAGATATGGAGATCCTTCAATAAAGGCAATATTAATTTGGAATTTTGATGATACTATCGAAACTCTTTTACCTGAAGGTGAGGTTCCTTATGGTAGTAATATTGAAGATGAAATGACATCAGGATCATTATCTAGTAAGATAAATGATGCTGTAGGTAAAATGAAAGAAATCGGATCTCAATCTCTTGGATCTCAAGATCAAGGAAGAACAACTATTCGTAAAGAATTTACTAAGTTTTATAATTTTTTAAAGGGTGGAAACCCTAGTATGAGTTCTCTTCGTAGAGAAACTATGTTTATAAACGTACTTCAAGGATTACATCCATTAGAAGCAGAGATTCTTATATTAGTTAAGGATGGTAGATTAGAGGATAAGTATAAGATTACTAAAGAAGTTGTATCTGAAGCATTTCCTGATATTACTTGGGGTGGTAGAGCATGACTAACGAAACAAAAGAAGCACCTGAGTTAAAAAAACCAGAGAAGAAAGTATCTCTTTGGACAACAGAAGAAGCAGGTAACATTAAATCTGTTTATGGTTGTGAAATGTTAGTTGAGAATGGATCTCTTCAAGATGTCAATTCTGTAGAATTTCCTACAGATGCGTATATTATAACGTATGTTATTGATGATCAAGTTAAATATGATTTGACTAGAGGAACTAAGACTAATTTGTTTGATATGTATTATGATAAGTTTAAACAAGGTTTAAAGGAAATAAAATTCGGTCAAGGAAATGTAAGTCCTAAGCTATGGGGTCATAGAGCTAAGCAAGCAACTAAAAAGAAAAGAAGAAAGGGGTGAAACGAAATTCAACTTTTAATTCCATTATATCCCGACAAAAAATCGGGGTATTTTTTTGCTCTGTAGGGTCGATGTAACAAATTTACGCAACTACTTGACTATATAATAGGACTGTGTTAGTATTAACACAAATCGTTCATCCTGATACATTCAGGACGCAAGTAAGCCGACTCGGAACGGATCGTTCATCCCATGTTTCATCTAGCAGTTATTGCAACTACCTTTTCTTGTATCGATGCTCAGATTCTTTTAGATAAGATAAATGAGTTTAAGATAACAGAAGAGACACGAGCTGAGATGATCAGCGTAGTGATAGAGGAGACACCTCATTGTGAGTGGGACGCAGAAGTTGACTAAAGGAACGGATTAAAACCCCTACTACTTTGGAGAAACCCAATGGCAAAAGTCACTTA